CGTGCCGGGCTTCCCGAAGAGATACCACGCCGTCTCGGAGGCGTTGGGATAGTTGCGGTTGGCGAGGTACGGCGAGGACACGATGGAGAGGTTCTCGTCGGCGAGGACGTTGAGCGTCGGGCGCACGGTGTTGTCCGCGCCACCGGACATCATCAGCGTCGCGCCGCGAGTCAGCTCGATTGCGAGGTGCTTGAGCGCGGTCGGCACGAGCAGTATGCTCGGCTCGACGCTGATGGGCTGTCCGTCGGCGTCCGTCTGGTCGGTGAAGAGCTGGATCGCCTTCTTGAGCGAGTCGGCGGAGAGTGCTGATGTAGCGCCGGTGAGGAGGTTCTTGTGCGAAGTCGAGAAGATCGGCTTGCCGTCCGTCATCGCCGGGTTGGCCATGAGGCGCTTGAAGAAGAGCTGGTCCACAAGGCGCGCGGCGCGGTTGCCCATCGCCGTCGGAACCTTGAGGAACGCGCCGAGGTCATCGTTGATGATCATCTTGCGCGTCAGGCAGAACTTCTTGGCGTAGGTGTCGAGCTGGTTCTTCGCGTTCTCCTCGGCAAGCGCGCCGTCCTTGATCTCGCCGTCTGCGCCGATGGGCAGGAGATCGCCGATGTCGGTGAGGCGGAAGCGTTCGTTCTCCTTGAAGTCCGTCAGATCGCCGGTCGTGCAGAGCTTGAGGGCGATGATGGGCTGGGCGTTGTAGCTCTGGAGGAGCTTCTTGTGCGCCACGTTGGAGAGGATGCCGGGAAGCGACACCGTGGAGAAAGCGGCCTTGATCGCATCGTTGTCGAGGGAGCGCGGCACGGCCATGCCCTCGATCCTCATGCATTCGGCGAGGACGCCCCGGAGAGGAATGTCCATGTCGCGCATGGCGGATTCGACCGTCTCCTCGCCCATCTCCCTGGCGAGCGAATCGCCGTCGATTCCGGCGCGGAGCGAGAGCGCGGCCTCAAGGTGCTTCGCCGTCATCTCCGTTCCTTTCCTCACGGTCACGCTGGGTGCCGTGGTTGTCGGCTGTTTTGCGCGGTATGCGGCCAGAACGGCGTCGGAGGTCTGCTCCTTCGTCCAGCCCTCGGCCACGGCCTTGGCCTCGATTTCGGGGAATTCCCCGCCGCAGACGGCCTTGACGGCCACGACGCGGGCGCGTTCGGCCTTCATGGCCTCCGCCGCAATCGCGCCGGCATCGGGCGCGGGTTCGGGGTGTACGGTCGCGGCGGCTGCCGAGACCTCCTTTGGCGCCGCCGCTACGGGCGTGTTCGCCGCTTCCGCCTTGGGCGGAGTCATTTCCTTGTTGTCAGGTTCCATGATGGAGTTTCCTTTCAGTTCGAGTTTTGCCGTGACCTTCATGTGCGTTGATTTGTCGGCACCGACCGCGACCACGGACACTTCGCGGAGGGTGGATTTCGTGACATGGTAGAACGGGGCTTCGTGATCGACGCCGTTGACCTTGCGCCGCCCCTGCTGGACAAGTTCGGCGGCTTCGACCTCGGCTCCGATTGAGAGCTGCCAGTCGGCTCCGGCCTTGCCCTGCGACACGATTGCGCCGGCGAGTTCGCCCTCGGCCACGATCCCGCCCTCGATGGCGAGGGAGTTCCCGGCCACCTTGGCGGCGACGAGGCCGACCCTGCCAAGCGTGTGGTTTTCGTGATTGGCGAGAAGCGGCACCGTCTCCGGTATGGCCATGCCGGAGAGGTCGACCACCACGGGGTGCGACCACCCGAAAAGGCGCATCTTCCCGCCGGAGTAGGCGAGGCCGCTAACCTTGGGCTTTCCGCCATCTGCGGAAGCCGTTATTTCGAGATATTCACTCGTTTCCATCTTTCTCCTCGTTTTCGTTGTCGGAATCCTTGCGTGTCTCCTCTGGCTCGATGCCGAGTTCCTTCATGAGCTTGCGCTCCCTTGCAATCTGCCGAAGCTCCGTCTCCCAGTCCTTTCCCTGCTTCGCGTATTCGGACGCGAGGGTCGTGGTTCTCGCGTCGAGGCGTATCTGCTGGGCGGTCGCCTCCTTGCCTGGGTCGACGTGCTCCTGCCCGTCCCAGAACCACACGTGGCGGCAGGCGCAGAGATCGATGGAGGTGTGCGTCGCAAGGGACCACTCCTTTAGCCAGAGGTCGAACACCCGGTCGAGAATCTCGATCTCCATGAAGGAGCGGTCGACCTTGAGCGCCTTGTAGTAGGTCTGGTGGTCGAGCCGCCCGGAGGCGTAGTTGTATCCGGACGAGTTCCCCGCCGCGATGTTGTAGGGCATCGAAAGGCAGCGCGCGATCTCGTTCAGTATTTCGCGCTTGAACTCGCCGTATGTCGTGACCGGCTGCTTGGGGTCCACCTGCGACATCTTCCAGCCGCCGGGCATCGTAAGGAGCATATTGCGTTCGAGCTGGATGGTGTCCATAGCCTCCACCGCGTCGGCTTCGCCGCTCGCCGGCGAGTCCGTGTAGAGGATGCCGGCGAAGTCGGCTGCTGCCTCGGCGGCGGATACGACCGCGAGCGTGAACCGGCGTAGGTGTGCGAAAAGCGGGAGCGCGGCGGTTATCTCCGGGATTCCGCGATGCTGCTCCGGGCGGTCTTGGCGGAATACGTGGATCATGTTCTCCGCCTTGACCGTGTACGCTTCCATGTTGAACGAGTCAGTGCCGCCGGGATGCTTCTTCAGCACACGGTAGGACATCGGGTTTCCGAACTGGTCGAACGTGATGCCGTCCACCGAGCTGCCGTCGGTCTTCATTTCGTCGTCCGTCACCCGGTCGGCTTCGACGAGCTGGAGGTCGAGCTTCACGTCCGTTGAAAGTCTGGGGTTCTGTGCGAGGACGGCGAACGCCTCTCCGTCCTGGCACCGCGCCATGCGGATGGTGCGCAGTTTCGCGGCGAGTCGGATGCGTTGCGCCCACACGGCGAAGTCGTGTTCAATCCTGTTGTTGGTGTCATCGTTCTCAAGGAGCATCTGGAGTCGCGGCCCGGTGCCTACCGTGTCATCGGCGAGTGTCTTCACGATGCCGCGCGCGTAGGAGTTGTTCTGTACCTCGTAGCGGGCGCGGGTGCGGAGCGTCTTGCGCACGGAGGGGTCTGCCTCGGCGTCTGCCGAAAGGAACTCCGCAGCGCCCCAGTGGCGGGCATTGTCCTTCGTGGTCTGGGCGGCGTCGAACCTCGCCTTCATCCATGCCGGAAGCGATAGGCGGATGGCCTTGCGCGGCTCCTTGCGCTTGAGGAAGTCCAGCATCAGAGCGCCTCCTTCCCGCAAGCGTCCTCGACTGCCTGAATCCGCTGTCCGACCCACATCATCACGTTCACGCACATGGAGTTGCCTAGCGCCTTGTAGCGCGGGCCGTCCGGGCATTCCGACTCGTCCTTGCCTTTCCACGGAATCTGCGTGTATCCGTCCGGCATACCCATCAGTCTCTCGCACTCGACGGGCATGAGCTTGCGGACGACGCTGCGCACTCCGCTCGTAGCGACTGCCGGCATCACGTCGGCCCGGATTGTCGGGAACACGTTGTCACCCTTGGTGTCCGTGCCGCCGGCATCGTTCTTGATGAAGCCGAGCGTTTTCTCCTCGACAATCGCCATGCCGCCCTGGTTCTTCGAGGGCGAGGGGTCGAGCGTGTCCAGCGTCCGCGAAACGTCGATCTTGTGGATGCCCGACTTGGGGTTGGGCGAATTCATGGCGTGAGACGCCATCGAGTCGAAGGCGTACACCTCCTGGACGAGCTTGCCGACATCCTGCCTGTTCATCTTGGCGGGATAGTTCGCATCCAGCGTCGGGCACACATCATCGCAGATAGCCTTGCCGCCCTTGTAGTCCGTAGAGAGCAATGTCGGCGACACGCCGTCCCCGGCGTCGATTTGCCTCATGTCGACGATGCACTGGAGCTGCTGCTTGTCGGGCATGAACTGATGGTCGCTGGACGCCGTGATCGTTGCGGACTGCTGGCTTCCGTCCCACCAGCACGGGAACTGGAAGAGCGTCTGGTCGTTACCGGTCTGGAGCGTAAGGCTCAGCTCGTCGGAGACGAGGGCTCCCTTGCCTCCGCCGGGCTTGCCTGCGCGCATCCTGACCGTATGAGCGCAAGGAGCGCGTCCTTCAGCACCCTCGGCAGATCCTTCCCCCGCTTCGCGGCGCGGCGCAGAAGTCCCGCCGCACATTTCACCGTCAAATAGAACCTTTGCGGGATATTTCCACGAATCAAGATGTCCGACAAGGATGACACGACGCCTTCGCTGCGGGACCGCCCCCGGAAATTCGGGAACTCTGGTATACTGAGCGTCAAGCACTCTCCATGCCACTCCGTAGCATCCGGGGGCCGGAGTGACGATTCCGGCGCGCTGCCATCCGCCGTCGGGGACTGGGACTTCCCATCCTGCGAGCAGCGATAGGAATCCGGCAAAATCGCATCCTTTCCCGCTTGTGAGGACGCCGGGGACGTTTTCCCAAACGACCACCCGCGCGCGAGAGCGGAAAGCCAGCTTCGCAAATTCAAGGCAGAGGTTGCCGCGAGGGTCGGCGAGGCCCTTGCGGAGCCCAGCGATGCTGAACGCCTGGCAGGGGGTTCCGCCGACAAGAAGGTCAATTGCTCCATCATAGTCTGTCTCCCGTATCTTGGTGAAGTCGCCGAGGTTCGGGACCGCGCCGCCGTCTGGCAAGGCGTCTATCGCCCGCTGCCACGACTCGCGCATCTTCCGATCCTTCGGCGAGGACGCCTCGTCCGGGTCGAGAGGACGGAGAGGCTTCGTCGCGCCCCAGCGGCGCATGAGGACGGCGGACGGGAAAGGCTCGACCTCGCCGAAGAAGAGTGGCTTCCATCCGAGGCCGTGCCACGCGAGGCTCGCCGCCTCGATTCCGGAACAGACGCTTCCGTATTTCACAGCGCGCCTCCTCCCGATGCCATCCTCGTAATGCGGATCGGAAGACGCCGCCCGGCGAGAGCGTTCTTGGACGCAAGGAACTTAGCGGCCTCTATGAGGTCGCCTACGGACTGGTTCGTGACCCTCTGGCCGTCGACTTCGACTTCCTTGGGCTGCGCGAGCAGTCTTTCCATCGCCTTGTCTATCGTCTGTTCTTCCATCTTTGTCGATCCATCGCGGAGACACCTGTCCCGCTGCCATTCTGTATCACCCCCATGAAGAGGTCGGTAGCGGGATTTCTACGGATTTCGCTTTTTCCTCAATTCGGAGAGTTTCAGCCTCGGCTTCGCCACCTTGCGCCTCTCAATGTCCGTCCCGGCGAGGACGCAGCCGCACATCGACGCCGCGACCGCGCAGCCGACGAGGCCGTCCCACCAGTGGTTGTCGTGTGCCTCCGGGCGCATCTTCCACTCCTCTACGCGCCGTCCGCGCCCCTCGGTCTTCACGCGGTACTCCGCCGTTAGGTGTTCGGCGAAGAGCATATGTGTCTCGGAACTGCGGCCCCACAATGTGAGCGAACCCTTGTCCCCCTGCGAGGTGAGAAGCCGACTCGCCACAAAGCTCTTCCAGTAGTTCGTGTCGTACACCACGTGCCGCACGACGCGCTTGCCGCGAATGTTCGGCATCCGCCAGTTGTGACCGACGCGGTCGCCGGCGAGACGCTTGTATTCGCCCATCGGCTTGGAACTCGCGCCGATGTACTTTCCGTGTGATGGGACGATGATGTTCGCGTAGGAGGACTCCCGGCAGAACTGGTACACGACCTCGGTGGACTGCCCCCAGTTCGCGTCGATGAGGCACTTTTCGATCCGCATCGCCGCGCCGTCGTCGCGTGTGTATTCCTTGCCGAGATACTTCTCCGTAAGTTCCTTCATGCCCGCATAGAGACATCCTTCAAGACCTGTCCGGGGGTGCTTCGACTGCAATGTCGGATTCGCCTCCGCAAGCGTGAAGTACCGCCGTCTCTGGTCCGGCCACGCGCCGTAGTCCACGACTGCGCCTGTGAACTCGTCGCTCCAGGCGCACACGACATAGAAGAGAAGCGTCTTCTGCACGTCGATGAACATCGTGATGTGGCTCGCCCATGCGGGGACCGCCCCGCGCGAGCCGCCGTTGAGGCGGTTCACGATGCCGTCCACCGTCAGCTGCTCGTCGCTGCCGAGGTCTTCCGGGAGCGGTTCGTTCTGGTATTCGGCCCAGAACGCCGCCTCGTCCTGGAGCTTCAAGTTCATCGCGTGCTGGACTGCGGAGATTTCATCGTAGTTGTAGCGGGCGCTCCAGGAGACAACCGCTCCCTCGTCCATCTCCTCCCTATGCGTCCGGTAGAACTCGGTGGCCTTGGCGAAAGTCCCGTGTTCCCTCAGCTCGTCCGCCCGGAGGTCGGCGTATTTCGCCCACAGCTCGTCGTTCGACGGCATCTGGTAGAGCATCTTGCAGCGTTCGCCGTTCCATTCGGGATGGCGGGACTTGTCGAGAATCTGCTCTGCCATGTCGCCGGGTCGGATGACCGTGCATGGCATGATGCCGGAAATCTTGCGTCCCGGCCCGGCGAGGCCGAGGATGTCGCCGGCGAGGACGCGGACGCGCTTCCTGGTCTGCTCCATCGATCCCGCCGACTCGCTCGTCTGCGGATCGTCGATGATGACGAACTCCGGGCGGATCGTGCGACCGTCGGGCTTCTTGTACTTCATGCCGCGAATGCGGCCCGTGATGCCCGCGACCCTGACGAGGACGCCGGATGACTTCGCGCCGGCGATGGTCGGAAGGACGATCTCGTTCGCCGTCCAGGTGATGCGCGTCCTCTCGCCTTTGTAAAGCTGGCCTGCGCAGCGGTTGGCGATGCCGTCGAGGCATTGTATGGGGAAGATGACCTCCGGGAAGTCGGCGGCGAGGTGTTCGTTGACCTCAAGCTCGGTCTTGATGGAGTCGAGTATTTCGAGCGCTGCTGATTCGCTTGCGCCGACCACGACCACGAACTCCCGGTGGCCGTACAGCATCGCCCAGATGGCGGCTGTCTCGGTGAGCGAGGACTTGCCCGATCCGCGGGACATGGCAAGCGCGAAGAGTCCGCCTTTCAGAACTGCCTGCTGTATCTTCGCTATGGCGCGGAGGTGGTCTTCCGACCATTCGAGGACGTACACCTCCGGGAAGTACGTCTCGCAGAAGAGCCGGAAGTCGAGTCGGCAGTTCTCCTTGCGCTCCGCATCCTCGACCGCAGGAAGCTCGCCGATGTCGCGCCCCGCGAGCGACTGCTCGGCCTGCCGACGCGACATCTCGTCGCGGTGCCTTGCGTAGTCAGCGACCGGCTCGTCCGGTTCGTTGTGGCGGTCGACGAGCCATGCGACGTAGGAGAAGAAGTTGATGCACCGCGCGTCCTCCCGACTGGCGATGCGGTAGCCGCCCATCTCGAAGTGGCGGTACACCTGCGACGAACTCAAGACCGTGCCGTAGTCGGTCGAGTTCATGATCCGCACGACCTCGGTCGGCTTCAGCTTCTTGAGTACAGGCCTAACCGCCACGGGACGCCTCCGTCTTGAGAATCCATGCGGCGTAGTCGTAGAGGTTCATCGTGCCGTTCTCGTTCACGGGCGCGCCGGCGGCTATGTCGGCCTCCAGCCTCTCCTCTGTGAGCGTCCGCGACCCGGCGTTCTTGAGGGCTCGCACGAGGGCGTCCTTCGGGAGTGCCTTCACGTTGTATTCAGACATCCTCTGCGCCTCCGGAAAATATTTCGATTCTCCCGCTTGATAGTCCTGCGGATATACGCCAGTATATGCGGCGTTCAACTAAAACAAGGAGAATGCCATGAGCAGAACAAGGAAGACTGCGGCAAAGGCCGCGCCGGCAAAGAACGAAACGAAGGCGAAGGCCGTCACCGCGCCCGCCAAGGGGCTGTCGCTCCTCTCCGCCGCCATAGAGGTGCTGAAGGAGAGCGACGAGCCGCTCAACTGCCGCCAGATGGTCGAGGCGGTTAAGGCCAAGGGACTCTGGACGCCCGGAGCGGGCAAGACGCCGGAGCAGACGCTCTACTCCTCGATCAAGAGGGAGATCGCGTCCAAGGGCGGCGCATCGCGCTTCGTCATGTCGCAGGTCAAGGGACATTTCGCTCTTCGCCCCTGACCGGCTATACGGCCTCGTACCCGAAAAGACCAGCTGCGCACATATCCGCATAGACGGGTCTGTCGAGTCCGAGGGAGGATATG